ATTGTTCCATCAGGCTCAGATTTAATTGATGGAGAAGATCGAGCAATATTAGCATATGATTTTGGTTCACTTACTTTCACTTATAGAGACGGTTGGAGGGTAGTTTAATGTCTCATTTATATAAACCATCGGAAGATACTTATACTAGCAAAGGTAGACTAAAAGTATCACCATATGAAACTTCATTTTTTAATACTTTCCAGTACGGTAAAGAAACTGATATATGGGATGAAAAAACAACAAATGGGGGATTAGCAACTTTTAGTTCATCTCTTTCCGGCATAATTATGTCGGTTAATAGTCAGGTTGGTTCTGAAGTTATTCGCCAGACTAAACACGTAATGCGTTATATTCCAGGTAGAACTTCTACAGTAACTTTTGCAATTCGTCTTGAAAATCCAGTCACAGGAGTTCGTAGAAGATTTGGATTATTTGATGAAAATGATGGTGCATATTTTGAAGATGGTGGAGATGGAACTTATTATTGTGCTATTCGCAATAGTGTTGGTATAGGGACATCTCTTCTAAGGGTTGCAAGAGCAAACTGGAATGGTGATAAGTTGGACGGAACTGGTCCAAGCGGCATAACTGCAAGTGCGGTTGCTCAACATATGATTAATATCGAATATGAGTGGTATGGAGCTGGTCAGGTAATATTCAGTTATACAATTGATGGAGTTTCTTATGCAATTCACACTTTTAATAATGCAAATAACTTAAATCAACCTTGGTCAAGAACACCATTTCTTCCAATTCGCTTAGAACTTACAAATGTAACTGGTGCAGCAGGAACTCATTATCTTTATCAGGGTTCTAATTCTTTAATTAGTGAGGGAACTCCAGAAAAATTAGGAATTTCTGCAAACATTACCAATTCCGGACTTTCTACTAGTGTTACATATAAGGTTCTTTCAAATGCTAATCAGTTTTATCCAATGGTTAGTATTAAATTAAAATCCACAGATCTTCAAGGTATTGTTCTTCCAACTTTTTTCCAAACAGCAACAATTGATAATACAGGTCTTGCATATAAACTGATCAGAAATACCACTTTAGTTGGAGCAGCATTTACAGATCACCCGGATCCAAACTCATTTACTCAATATGATGTAAGTGCAACATCTTTTGCTGGCGGCATCATTTTAGACTCTGGCTTCGTAACAGGTGGTGGAGGAGGAACAGGAATTGAAATTAATCCTAGAGCTGCAGTGCAAATTGGTAGAGTTGGTATTGGGACAACAATCGCAAGTGACACGTTAACTCTTGTGGTTGCTTATATGGCAAATAGTAATAATGCAAAAAATGCTGTCGCATCAATGACTTGGATTGAGCAGAGATAATTGTATTAATAAATAACTAAAAGTGTATCCAATAAAATAATGGCTCATAGACCAGTTGGGGCGGGATCCTCATTTACATTTACTGCCGGCACTGCAACAACTTCATCTGCTTTTTCAGTACAGTCTAGTGTTTTGAGAGTAGTTGCTGTTGGTGGTGCTGCTTTTGTCGCTGTTGGAGCAACTCCATCAGCGACAGCGGCCGATTATTATGTCCCCTCTGGGGAAACTGCAACTCTTGCCTTAACTAAAGCATCCAATAGAGTTGTTGGTGTAACCACAGGAACAACAACTATTGTTACTGTGCCGGAAGGAACTCAAGTTCCATTTGGTGTAGGTGATTATGTAACCCTGTCTGCATCAGGTCAGACTTATTACAACTTCACTCACCAAAGAGTTATTTCTGTCGATACCACTTCAAATGTAGGTGGATATTATCAAACAAGAATGACTGTTGATTATAATAGTACTGGTATTGCAACAGCATTTTCATCAGCAGATGCATCAGTGATCGCATCAAATAAAGTATCTGTTTTTGGTGCTGGATCAGGAACTTTATATTATCAACAAGTACAAATTACAGGTCAAGCATAATGAAACTTATTACCGAAGAAATCGAATCAGTAGAAGTTCTTACCGAAACGGTCAACGGTAAGAAGACTCTTTATATCCAAGGACCTTTTCTACAGACTGAAGTTGTAAACAGAAACGGTAGAATGTATCGTTTACCTGTTATGGAAAGAGAGGTAAAGCGTTACACTGAACAGTATGTAAACAAAGGTCGTGCTCTCGGAGAACTTGGACATCCCGATGGTCCAACTGTAAATCTTGATAGAGTTTCTCATAAGATTGTTTCTCTTCAACGTGAAGGAAATACTTTCATAGGAAAAGCTCAAATCCTTTCAACTCCTATGGGTAAGATTGCAGAGTCACTTCTAAAAGAAGGAGTTACTCTAGGGGTTTCCTCTCGTGGTATTGGTTCAGTAAAGCCAACTCGCGAAGGTTATACTGAAGTTGGTGAAGATTTTATGCTTGCAACTGCTGCAGATATTGTTGCCGATCCTTCTGCACCTGACGCTTTTGTTCAGGGAATTATGGAAGGTAAAGAGTGGGTATGGGATGGTGGAATGCTTCGCGAAAAAATGGCGGAGCAAACTCAAAGAAGAATTAATGCATTAGTAGATGAAAACCTACTAGAAGACTATAAGTTAAGTTTATTCAATGAGTTTTTAAACTCATTGTAATTTATTAAATTATAAATAAATATAGTTTATAACGTAAGGTTAAACGGAGAGTTCAAATGTCTCGTGGAGATTTACAAGAAATGGAAGTAGGCACTAAGCAATCCAAAACCGCTGTTAATGCAAATGCCAAAGCAGCGGATGCAATGCCAAGTCTATCTGGTGCAACACCAGGTCAAACTGGAGGATGGGAAGACCTAGGCGGACCCACTCCAGAAAATTACAAATCTGATGATGATTCTGCAAAACTAAAAACTCCAGGCGCAACCCTTAAGCAAGTTAAGGATGTTGTAAATAAAGGAGCAAAACCTGCAGAAGCAATGCACGGTGTTAAGGAAGAAGAAGAAGTTGAGTATGATGAAGATGAAGAACTCCTAGAGGCTAAGCACGAAGAGGAAGAAGAGGAGGAAGAAAAAGAAGGAGGTAAAAAAGGTAAGAAGAAGGAAGAGGAAGAAGACGAAGAGGATGAAGAAGAAATGAAAGAAGAGTTTAGCATCGAAGAAGATGTTAATGCTCTCCTTGCTGGCGAAGAACTTTCCGAAGAGTTCCAAGCAAAAGCAAAAATCATTTTCGAAGCTGCTATTCGTTCAAAAGTCTCTGAAATTCAAGAGTCCCTTGAAGAGCAGTATGCTTCTGCTCTTGCTGAGGAAGTTGAAGGAATTAAATCCGAACTTTCTGAGCGTGTAGATTCATACCTAGAGTATGTTGCTGACGAGTGGTTCAATGAGAACTCACTTGTTATTGAACAAGGTCTTAAGACCGAAATGACCGAATCATTCCTCCAAGGAATGAAGGGTCTTTTTGAAGAACATTATGTATCAATCCCTGAAGATAAATATGATGTGCTTGAGAGCATGGTAGAAAAACTTGATGAAATGGAGACAAAACTCAACGAGCAAATTGAGAAGAACGTTTCCCTTAACAAGCGTCTCGCAGAGTCGGTTGCTGATGGAATCTTTGAACAGGTCTCTGATGGTCTTGCAGACACTCAGAAAGACAAGCTCGCTTCACTTGCCGAAAGTGTTGAGTTTGAAAGTGAAGAAGAATATCGTGAAAAACTGGAGACCTTGAAGGAATCATATTTCCCATCAAGAGGAGTTTCTCCATCTGCAAGAACTGAAAGTCTGTCCGAGGGTGTAGATAGTTCACCAGAATCAATTTCTGGAACTATGTCTGCTTACCTGAAGACTCTCTCAGCATTCGGCAAATAATTGAATTTAATATAATTCAAACCCAAAAAACAAACACTTAGTAAAAGGTAAAAGCAAATGTTCCATTCCGAGCATCTGCAGGAAAAGTGGGCACCTCTCCTCGATTATGAGGGTGGAATCAAAGATTCTCATCGTAGAGCTGTAACCGCTGTCCTGCTCGAAAACCAAGAAAGATTTTTAAGAGAGCAATCTGCTTTCGATAACGGTTCCATGAATATGCTCATGGAATCACCAACCAACAGCGGTAACGCTTCTGGTGCACAAGGTGGATTCGGCGGCAACGCAGCTGCTGGTGGTCCTACCGCAGGTTTCGATCCCGTACTGATCTCACTGATCAGACGTTCAATGCCTAACCTGATCGCCTATGACGTAGCAGGCGTTCAACCAATGAGTGGTCCTACTGGACTCATCTTCGCAATGCGTTCACGTTATGCTTCACAAAGTGGAACCGAAGCGTTCTACAACGAAGCAGACAGCACCTTCTCAGGTACTGATGCTGGATTCGATACTACCCTTACTCGCGATTTCGCTGATGTTAACGCTGGTATCGGTACAACCATCCAGGCAGGTTCAAACCCATCACTCCTGAACCCTGTTGGTACTGCAACCTCAACCGCCTATAACGTCGGTCAGGGTATGCCTACTGGCGATTCAGAGAACCTTGATGGTACTGCTGGTAATGCATTCAACCAGATGGCTTTCTCAATCGAGAAGGTCACCGTTACTGCAAAGTCACGCGCTCTGAAGGCTGAGTACTCACTAGAGCTTGCTCAGGACCTCAAGGCAATCCACGGTCTGAATGCTGAAGCGGAATTAGCAAACATTCTCTCAACTGAGATTCTTGCTGAAATCAACCGCGAAGTCATCAGAACCATCTACAAGGTTGCTGAACAGGGTGCTGTACAGAACGTAGCAACTCCTGGTGTATTCGACCTCGATATCGACTCCAACGGTCGTTGGTCAGTTGAGAAGTTCAAGGGTCTTCTGTTCCAAATTGAGCGTGATGCTAACGCAATCGCTCAGAGAACTCGTCGCGGAAAGGGCAACACCATCATCTGTTCAGCAGACGTTGCTTCCGCTCTAACCATGGCTGGCGTTCTTGATTACACCCCTGCACTCAACGCTAACCTAAGCGTAGATGATACCGGCAACACCTTTGCTGGTACTCTAATGGGCAAATTCCGCGTATATATTGACCCATATGCTGCTAACCTGACTTCAGGTAACGCAAC